CGAATCAAGTCAGTATCAACATCAACATCGACCAACACGGAAATACAGACAGCACAGTAACCGCCGAGAATGCAAAAGCCCTAGGGCAGACAATCGAAGCAAAAGTGCTAGAGGTATTAGTAAAACAGCGTAGAGCTGGCGGAATGTTGAGCTAATAAAATATCAAAAACATAACCCTGAACATTTGTGATGTTCGGGGTTTTTTATTGCCTGCAAGATAGCGACGTACACGCGATAAGCGGTGTTCTGTTCCTCGCTCACTGCTTCTTGCGGGCTTTATTTTAGCGGGGAATAACAGAGGAATATATTATGCAAGCATTAAAAGCCCATTTTTTAGGGCAAGAAATTACATTAGTTGATCACAACGGCGTGGCTTATGTAGCTATGCGTGAAGTGGTTATGGGAATTGGTCTAGATTGGAAAGTTCAGCATCGTAAATTAACTTCACAGTTTGATAAGTTCAGTTGTGGTCATATGACCACGACAGGAAAAGACGGCAAAAAATATGAGATGCTGTGTATTCCAATTAAAAAATTAAACGGTTGGCTATTTAGTCTTAACCCAAACAAAGTCCGCACTGACTTAAAACAACGCCTTGAAGAATACCAAGAAGAATGTTTCCTTGCTTTATGGGATTACTGGACGGAAGGTGTTGCTCGCCGTGATGAAGTAAAACACAAAAAAGAAGCGTGGCAAGCGAAAATGGCAGACTATAAAACACGTTCAAGCCAAAAGGGAAAGGCGTTAAGTGATTGTAAAAAAGAAAAAGCTGAACTTGAACGAGAGTTCGCTCAAATTCAGCAAATGGAGTTATTTTTAGATATTTAGAAAATATTATTACATATCATTTAATTTTCGACTAATAGTAGATTGTGGTACTCCTGACATAGCTTCATTTTTTTCTTGAGTTATCCTTAATTTATCAAAATGTCTCATTGCTTTTTCTTTTAATTCAGGATCATTAGGTACACTGGTTACCAAAATAGGAGGTGTATCTTGATCCATAAATTCAGCGTGTTGTTGACTATCAGGTAAATATACAGTAATAGAACCGCTACCATCGTTATTTCTTTCAGCTTTAAATGGTAAGTCACTCTTCTGTACATTATTTAAACTACGATTAAAATTAGCGACTTCATTACGTGTATCCATTACTGGATTTTGAGTAACAGGTGTTGTATCCGTAGTTAAACTAGTAGTAGTTGTAATTGTTATACCGTCAATGTTAATTTCGTATGTATCAATCACATTTTCAATTTGAATGTCAATATCGATTACATCATCTTTATCGCACATAATATACTCCTATGAAAAAATTGTATTGTGGTTTATTCATTATAATCTTGAAACAAGGGAAAGCAATTCTCCTTTGTGTTGTGGTGACCTAAAGGCAAGTTCCCGATCTTGTAAAAATCGGAATTTAATTTGTAGTTGACGCAAGAAAGTTTGAGTAGTAATATTCCCCCATAGGCGTCAGAAACCTAACAAAAGCGGCATTCCGCACCCGTCAGACAAGCGGTTTTTTTGTATCTAAATTTTGCAGATCGTTTTCCTTACCATTAAAGCGATTTGGAAACTCAATGTCGAGAGGGCGGAGAATACAACACCCTTCGGGGGAATAATCCCGGTCGTTCTTTTGTCGGCTTCTGAACCTCTCGACTCCCTATAAAATAGGGAAAAACTTCAGAAATAAACAAAAGGAGTCAATTATGACTAATCAAATCTCTACTCAAGTAATCTCTTTTCACGGTTCAGAACTTATCACATTAAAAGTCGATGACGTAATCTATACAGCGGTTCGCCCAATCGTTGAAGCGTTAGGGCTTTCTTGGGGTTCACAACAGAGAAAACTTGAAAATTCAAAGGAAAAGTTCAGTTGTACTCATATGAAAACAACTGGAAATGACGGCAAAACATACGAAATGCTCTGTATGCCCCTCAAAAAACTCAACGGCTGGCTATTTAGCATTAACCCTGAAAAAGTAAGAGCAGACTTGCGAGAAAAAGTAATCCAATACCAAGAAGAATGTTTTGAAGCTCTCTACAACTACTGGCACTTCGGTAAAGCAGAACGCAAAACCACAGTCGACCAAAGAACAGGGTTACGAAATGCAGTAAATATGTTGGTAGGTAAAAAGGCTTTGATGTACAACGAAGCATACAATTTAGTACACCAACGCTTTAACGTAGGAAGTATTGAAGATTTAACCGAAGAGCAACTACCGCAAGCAGTTGAGTACGTACATAAGATTTACCTTGAAGGCGAACTTATTATCGATACGCCAAAAGAAAGAACGCACAGCATAAACGACGCTAGATTGCTAAACATTGTGAGTATGTGGTTTGCTCTGTATAACAGTTTGGACTTACTCTCAAAAATCCATAAGCCACTAAATATGCTCAATTCGCATTATGGTGCAACAGCTTACACGCACGCCACCGAATACCGAAACACACTTGGGTGCATGAAAAATCTGCTTGAGCCGATGACCGAGGGCTTAATTGTTGACCCAATCGAACAAGGTCACTACCACCGTGCACTCAAAACTTTACGCAATTTTGAGGTTAGAGGGTTAGGCCGTATCGCTAGAGTCTAATTGTAAAACATCACATAAAACCGACCGCTTGTGGGAGACTGCAAGCGGCTTTTGGCGTGCATTTTATTTACTATTTTTTAAAAAAAGGAATGCAGATATGGAAACCTTACCTTACTGCCCAAAACCCAATTACACGGTAAGCAATGAGCCGAAGATCAAAAAAATGGACTTTGGCGACGGCTATCAACAGCGCCGTGCGGACGGATTAAATCCACTGTTACGTAAATTCAGCGTAACCTTTAATCTACGAAATCCGCAAGCGGTCAAGTTAGCCCAATTTCTTGCAAAGCATAAAGGTGTAACGGCTTTTCTGTTTAAAGCCGAAAATGCCAAAGTGACCTGCCCAAAATGGACTGAAAACCGTGGCAAAACCCACACCGAAATTCAATGCGAGTTTGAAGAAGTGGTGGCGTAATTTATGACAACCAACATCACCTCTAAATTCCAGCTCGACCTCGCCAAACTCGAACAAAATGCGCTCATTGAGTTGTTTGAGGTAGATTTGCGAGGATTAAAAGATAATGACGGCATGAATGGTGAATTATATCGCTTTTATGCTGGCACTAATGAAAAATCACAATCTATCGTATGGCAAGGAAAAACATTTGAGCCATTTGCTGTAAAAGCAGATGGTTTTGAAATGTCAGGTAATGGCCCAAGTAATCGACCAACTCTTACATTAGGAAATATTAACGGATTTATTACTGCACTTTGTAACCGCTTTGATCAATGTTTGGGTGGGATTGTCAGACGAAGATTAGTCTATATGCACTATCTTGATGCGGTGAATTTTGCAAATGGCAATAAAGAGGCAGATCCAACTCAAGAGGCGTTAAGTTACTTTGTGATTGAGCAATTATCCTCATTAAATCGAGATATTGCTCAATTTACACTGGCTTTGCCATCTGAGACCGATAACGCATTAATTGGTGCAAGAATGATTACATCCACTTGTAGTTGGTTATATCGTAGCGTTGAGTGTGGCTATACAGGCAGAGCAGTTGCAGATGAAAAAGACCAACCAACAGCAGATCCTAAGAAGGATAAGTGCAGTGGATTATTGACTGGATGCAAGTTGAGAAATAATACGCATAACTATGGTGGATTTGTTAGCGTTGATAAGTTGGGGTAACAATGGACGGCAAATTACATAACGAAATTATTATCTATTCAAAATCAAAAGAACCGCAAGAAAGTTGCGGTTTTATTGTTTTAGTAGGTAATGAAAAAGTCTTTATACCTTGCGAAAACGTGGCGGAAGATAAAGAGAACCACTTTGAAATTTTGCCAGAAGATTACATTGCAGCAAGTGAGAAAGGCGAGGTTTTTGCCTTAGTCCACTCACACCCACAAGGCGAACCAAAACTATCACAAGCAGATTTACAAACACAACTTTATAGTCAGTTAGATTTTTGGTTAGTTTGTGATGAGCAAATCCATATTTTTCCGAAGATTCCATTTTTAATAGGGCGTGATTTTAAACACGGTGAAATGGATTGCTACACATTATTTAGAGATTTTTACCGCTTATCTGGTTGTAATTTACCCAACTTTGAACGAGACGATTACTGGTGGGAAGATGGGTTTAATCTTTACCTAGATAACATGGCAAAACACGGTTTTGAGCAAGTAAAAGAACCGCAAATAGGCGATGTTATTTTAATCAATATCGGAGCTGATGTACCCAATCACGCGGCAATTTATGTCGGTCATCAAATGGTACTTCATCATGCGCCAAAACGATTATCTAAGCGTGATTTATATGATGGATATTGGCTTAAACACACTCATAGTATTTGGAGATACAACGCATGGTCAACGTTAGATTTTACGGTAGCCTTAAACAGTTTGGATCTGAATTTAGGCTAGATTGCCAAACTACGGCAGAGATAGTCCAAGCCTTAACGAGCCAAATTCCTAAATTGCGTCAATTTATTCAGCAAGGATTGTTTACTGTGCGAGTAGGGCGAGACTACTTTGATAATCGCTATCTCGAGCAAGGGCTGAGCCACAAACTAAAAGATGATGCAACAGTGCATTTTACACCTGTTTTAAAAGGCTCAAAACGTGGCGGATTATTTGGCGCGATTGCAGGTGTCGCAATTATTGCTGGTGCAATTGCTTTAGGTCCGCTTGGATTTGGAGTTCTTAGTGCAAACACAGCTTGGATAGTTGGTTCTATTGGGGCATCTCTATTATTAGGTGGTGTTGCTCAGATGCTCACTAAAATGCCAGAGATGAAAATGGGCACTGAAAAAGAAAAGAAACAATCTACGGCATTTTCGAACCTGTCAAATATGACAGCGCAAGGAAAGGTTATGCCATTGGCGTACGGAAGAATGAGGGTGGGATCACTCATCATATCTCAGGGTGTAGAAACGATCGATGTGGAAACCACAAAAGAGGAAGACAAGAAAGGTAAATCTTGGCGATTAGGCAAAGGTAAACGTTAGCAGGGGATTTTATGGGTAAAGGTGGCGGCGGTGGCGGGCATACGCCAGTAGAAGCAAAAGAAACTGGGCGCAGCAAACAGTTTGTCAAAATAGTTGAGGTTATTTCAGAAGGGGAAATAGAGGGATTGGCGGATGGTATGAAATCTGTCTATCTCGACAATACACCAATTCAAAATAATGATGACTCTTACAATTTTCAAAACGTATTACTTGAAGGGCGCATTGGTTCTCAAGTTCAGGATATTATCCCAGGCTTTAACACATCGGAAAAAGAAATCTCTGTTAGCACTCAAGTTCGTAAAACTACGCCAATTACGCGAACAATAACTGATAACAAGGTTTCACGCTTGCGTTTAACGCTTGGGGTGCAGTCATTATTTAATCAAGAGGATAATGGAGATACAAACGGAACAAGTGTGAGTTTGGTTGTTTATATCGGCAATGCAAGCTATCCAATCACTATTTCAGGTAAATACAGCTCACAGTACTTACAGCAACACACATTCACAGACTTGCCAAGCACACCATTTACATTGCGCGTTGAGCGTTTAACGGACGATAGCAAATCTCAGCGTTTGCAGAACAACACGGTGTGGGCCAGCTATACGGAAATCATTGATACCGAGTTTACCTATCCGAATACGGCATTAATCGGGGTGAAATTTGATTCGGAATATTTCTTGAATATTCCTAACCGCACTTATGACATTAAAGGCTTAAAAATTAAAGTGCCGTCAAATTACAACCCTGAAACACGCCAATACACGGGATTCTGGGACGGGACTTTTAAGATTGAATGGTCTGATAATCCTGCCTGGGTGCTTTATGACGTTGTCACAAATAAGCGTTACGGACTAGGTCAGCGTTTGGGTGAGTTTGGTGCGGATAAATGGGCTCTGTATCAAGTGGCACAGTATTGTGACCAATTAGTGCCTGATGGATTTGGTGGGCAAGAACCAAGATTTACTTGTAATGTTTGGCTGACAGAGCAACGCTCCGCCTACCAAGTTATTAATGACATTTGCTCAATTTTTAGAGCAATGCCAGTTTGGAATGGTCAGCAGCTCACAGTTGTCATGGATAGACCAGCAGATCCAGTCTGGACTTATACAAATGCCAACGTGGATGAAAGTGGTTTTAGTTATACATTTTCGGCTCGAAAATCCCGCCATAATGCAATCCAAGTTGAATACGCGGATAAAGAGAATAGCTATGAAAAGGCTATTGAGTATGTCTCTGATGACGAATCTATCCGTAAAAACGGATTAAACGTTAAGAAAATAACGGCGTTTGGCTGTACATCAAGAGGGCAAGCGCACCGCACTGCCTTATGGTTGTTGCAAACAGAAAAATTAGAAACTAAAACCGTTACCTTTACTGTTGGTGCAGAAGGGCTTATGCATATCCCCGGTGATATTATCAAAGTCGCCGATACGCATTATGCTAGTACGAATATTGGCGGTCGAGTTTTAGCAGTCAATGGCAAAACCGTAACATTAGACCGAGAAATCACCATTAGTGGCAATAGTTACCTAAGCTATATCAATGCCAATGCTAAACATCAAAATATTAAGATTATCTCAGTCAATGGTGCAGAGGTAACACTCGATCAACAGCCATTAGGTTTGGAGCTATACGGTGTATGGTCTTTAGCTACTCAACAAGTAACAAGCCAATTATTTAAGGCGCTATCTGTAAAAGAGGAGAGCAAAGGCAAGTACACCATTATGGCGTTACAACACGAGCCACAAAAAGAGGCTATTGTTGATAATGGTGCCAAGTTTGAGCCAGTAGGAACGACCGTACTTACCACACCGCAAATTAGTAACATTGGTGTGGCAGTAAATGCAGATGGTAGCGTATCAGTTGACAGTAGAGTGACTGGCGGTAATGGCATCGTAAAATACGACATCCGCATTTACAAAGGCGGTGTGCTATATGACGTACGATTAGGACAACCTTCTCCAAGTCTTAATATAGACGGTCTCGAAAACGGAGATTATAGCGTCCTTGTCCAAGTTAAAAATGAGAATGGGCAGTTATTGAGTGAAAAAACTCAGACCTTTACCATCAATAAACCGCCAGCGCCAACAGGCGTAAGAGCAACTGGCGGTCTAGGTAATATCACGCTTGAGTGGGATTGGGTTGATGATGTAACTGCGACAGAAATTTTTACTAGTGAAACAGACGACATTAAAACAGCCAAACGTTTGACGAAAGTCACAGCAAGAATGTACACGCACGAAGTCGGTGCAAAACAGGTGCGTTATTACTGGCTTAGACACGTGCGAGGGCAAAATGTCGGGGCTTTCCATCAACAAGCTGGAATAAGAGGCGAGAGCTCGGTTGATATTGATAAAGAACTGAAACTGCTGAATGAAAAGCTCAGTCAAAACATCATCAACGAAGTGTTTGATACTGCAGCCCCAGCACGTAAGTTGGAGATGGTAAAAACCGTGGCCAACCTCAATGTGAATCAGTTTCAAGGGGTAAAACAGGTTTACAATGAAAGAGACGGCAAGTTGTATCTCTGGAATGGCAGTCAGTACACATCAAAAATACAAGCCTCTGAAATAGCGGGTCAATTAAATCAAAATCAACTTGATAATGAGCTAATTACCCAGCTCAATACAGCAAAAGATTCTGCGACACAAGCCGTAGCACAATCTCAAGAGGCTAAACGTAAAGTAGCAGAGCTGTCGTCTGAATTTAATAATATTAACTTTGATGTAGGTGCTCGTAACTATCTGCTTAATTCAGCGGAAAATAGAACATCGTGGACAGTGTCACAATCTGCAAAAGAAAGCTGGCAAGGTAAAAAACTCACGCTTTCTTTTAGTCTTAACGCGAAAGGCATTATCAGGGGCGGGCGTAATCGTGTCGGTTTATCTATGTTTTTGTACTACACCGATAATACGTATACGTGGATTGAGTGTTGGTTAAGCAACCATCAAGGCGATTATAGTGGCAGATTAAAATCAACAATCCAGTTACTCGATAAGCCGATTAAAAGTATTTCAAACTGCTCATTTAAGGTTGAAGTAGGCGGAGGAACTTGTGTTGCCACACATCCTAAATTAGAGATAGGGAGTATTGCGACTGACTGGAGCCCAGCTCCCGAAGATTTGACGACTGTTATCCAGTTTGAAGACATTAAAAGATCACTCAATAACGAATCTAACGCAAGGGTAGCTTGGGAAAACTCAGCTAACTCTCGTATTGGCAATGCTGAGGCGACAATTAATCAATTAGGCGGAACCAAAGCCAACAAAGATGAAGTGGCAACTGTTGCTGCACAAGCGTTAAGGTCTCAATGGCAATCTGACGCTAAAGCTAAGGTGGACGAGGTTAGTCGAGCTATATCATCAGAGACTAAAGCTCGAACTGATTGGCAACGCTCTGCTGAGTCTAAGATTAATCGTGTAGATGGATTTTCGGCTCGCATTGACGAAATAAATCGGACTGTGACCGATGTATCGGGTAAAGTATCGGCAACTCGCACTATTAAAACTCAGGCTATTGCTGGAGGCAGGACTGCTATTGCTGGCATTGCACTTGGGGCGGCTAATTCAGGTAAGGATGTCGAGAGTTCAGTTATTGTGATGGCGGATAAGTTCCAAGTGGTCAAAAACGCACAAGATGGGTCGCCAAAATCCATGTTGTCGGTAGTCAACGATCAGATAGCGATTAACGGTGATTTAATTGCTAACGGGCAAATTACTGCGCCGAAACTCGCTGTGGGTGCAGTCCGAGCAGATCATCTTGCTGCAGGGGAAATTTCAGCCGATAAATTGGCGATTGGGCTGGGTGGAAATTTATTATACAACCCGATTTTTGCCAATAATGCTTACGGTTGGCGTGATTTTAATGCTAAAGGTGGAAATTGGGATAATTGCCCAACAACAAGTGCATTTGGACGAGGTTATCATAAAGATGATTTTAATCCTAAAGGAGAACAAACAGAAGAATGGCGATTGATAAGTATTACTGGAACGCCAACACAATTTAACACTTTAGCTGATAGAGGTTCTTGGGTTGATATTTGTCGTCAATTTGTAAACGTAGTAGCTGACAAATGGTATATTGTAAGTGCGTATGTAGGCGGATTTCATTGTGCAGGACAAATACTTGTTGAAAAATATAATGCTGATGAAAATCAATATCTAGGGGTTATTGCAGAAACGCCTATTGCGGGTCAAGATGATATTTACAATAAACCTGCTAATTTTATCACTGCTTATTCTGGCGAATTTGCTAAAGGATTACAGCAAGGTGCAAGAAGAATTTGGGTTAAATTTAAAGCCCCTGACACAGGTAAAATTTTATTAGTATTTCGTATTAACAGATATGCTAAAAATCAAACTTATGGCGATTTTTATCTTGCCCGTCCAATGTTACAAGAATGTACAGAATACGCTACTCAACCTAATGAATGGCAAAATGCAGGTGTCACAGCAATTCACGGTGGCTCGATTGTGACCAATTCGATTACCGCTCAGCAAATTGCGGCGAATACGATTACAGGCAATGAGATTGTTGGTGGCACGATTGTGGGGAAACATATTGCAGGCAAGACCATCACTGCAAATCATATAGTGAGTAAGTCTATTACGGCGGAAGAGTTGAGTGTGGAAAGCTTGTCGGCGATTAGTGCGGATTTAGGCGCTATCACTGGTGGCTCGCTTAAAATTGGTAGCTTAAACGGTAATTTCGGTACTTTATTTGAAGTGCAGTCTAATGGTGGTTTTAGACTTATTAGCCGAGATGCGAGCGGTGGTATTGAGTTATCTAGCACTACAAGAGCGTTACACGTTTGGGACGGTGGAGCAGAGGTTGTTAGAGTGGGTAAATTATCCTAAGGAGAGTTATGTATTACATCGATGAGCCTGTACCGATTGATAAATCGTTTACAGAAAAACCTATCTGCGCCTGGCATATTGCTGGGCGTTTGACTATTGATTACATCAATAAAAATACCACGATTGAGCTTGTAAGTTGGGCAAATAAACAAGCATTTTTAGCACGTGGAGAATCATTAGTAACATTTTTGACTGTCAATGATTGTCCTAGATTTAGTGTTGACCCGAGTTTGTTTGCATTGCGAGCATTAACACAAGTTGAGGGCTCACCATTCTATCGTCAGCAAGTTAAATGTGATTATGATTTAGATCATATTTCGCAAGTGTGGGTAAATAGAGAACAATCTACTACCTCTTTTGATAAATTTGAGTAATTAAGGAGAAATCAAAATGCAAGTATTTTTATACGACCAGCAGTTAATTTCAGTAATTAACCGCAAAGAAGAAATCACAGACGAAACGTGCTTAATCACGGATCAAGAACGTGAAAAAATCGAACAGACGCTTTATGCCAAAGGGCATTTCTGGCGTATTGACAAATATACAGTAGGGGCTAGTGGTGCAAAACCAAGTGAAAACCACAAGTGGAACGACGAAAAGCACGAATGGGAAATTGACAATGAGTTAGTTCAACAAAATTTAGCTCAAAAACGCAACACTTTGTGGGAAACCATTAAAGAAAAACGTTTACAAGCAACACGAACAGGGGTAGAAGTTACACTTACAGACGGTCAAATTCGCCATTTCCATACCGATCAAGTAGCTCGACAAGAGTATGACGGTATAGGTGTTACAATTGTTTTAGGTTCTTTTGAAGAAAGAAAATGGAAAACAATTGAAAACGATTGGATTACTTTAACGCTTGACAATTTCAAAGCCTTAGTTAATGCAATCAAAAATAAAATCGACCACGATTACCGCAATGCTGAAATCTTAAAAGCTCAAATTGAGAAATCTGTTGAGCCAGAAAGTATTGATTTAGATCAAGGTTGGAGTAAATCTTATGTCTAGTTATGGATTTAAGATAAAAAACAAAACTTTAGATAATGAACATTCAAGCAATTTTACTATTTTGACATTTAAAGACCGACAGAGATCTGATACTACTGTTACATATGACAAACGTTTTGATCTAGGCGATATACAATTCGCTATTTTACTTACCCCTAATTTACCATTACCTGATGGGTACGATACTTGGTATGGGTTTGCAGGTGCTAAGATTGAAGCATATAGCAATAATAATATTAAGTATAATGTGTTTAGTGGGTCTGGTATCGGTGAACGTATTGTAAATTATGAACCTGAAATACAAATATTAGTATTTTATAAACCTAAGCCTTATGCTATTAGATATGGCATTAAACCTTATTTAATTAAACATTTGTATTTAGGAAATGAAGAAACTTATATTGGTAATGACCGTAATATCGATATAAACGAACCCTTTGTAATAACATATACCTCTGATTATATTACATTATTAGGGGGGACTGATTATAAGATAGATGTTGGAGATCGAGTTGTAGTCAAAATTAGAAAAATCAAAAACTTACCTTTGAATAATTATACGTATGGAGTAAATATAAAGAAAGATAACCAGATAATTTTAAATCTACAAACAGATATGCTCAGTGCTAAAAAGTTTGCTACGATGAAAGGAACAAGTAAATTACCTTACAGTGGATATATATTCTGTTTGTTCACTGACCGAAATTCAAGAGGAGTTGATGATGTTATGGGTGTTATAGTTGATGAACACAGAATTATGGTAAAAGATGGGTATGTTCACTTTAAACCATTCAGATATATTGCCAACCACGAATATGGCAATGCAGGGGAAGTTGATAAAAACTTCGGTAATACAGATATATATTTAGTGAGTTAATATGATTTATATAGCTTTTTACAAACATAAACGAGAGCGGAATAGTGTTAAAAATACATTATTCCGCTTTTTTGATGATGCTATAAAATTTTTTACGCACGGACCATACAGTCATTGCGAAATAGCAATATCTAACCCTCAGCCATCTAAGATGTACACTTGTTTTAGCGCAAGTAATCGAGATGGGGGAGTGCGTAAAAAAATAATGGAGCTACCTCCAGAGAGATGGGATTTGGTTGAACTGAAGACCTCGCCAAAGGAAGTAAATGTATTTTTTGAAAAGACAAGAGGCTCGAAATATGACCTTATCGGTGCACTAGGTGTTGTCTTAAGAATTAAAGACAGTAAGACAAAATATTTTTGTTCGGAATGGTGTGCAGAATGCCTTGGAATAGATAAGCCTTACAGGTTTAGCCCAAATTCACTTTATAAACATTTAACCAATAGCCATGGATAACACCATGGCTTTTTTTATTAATAAATAGGAGTTTTTATGACGACATTTAACAAAATCTTAAACCCAATGTATTCGGTGATTGCTGCATACTCAAAACAAGAGGATGGCTCAATTAATGCTAAATACGTACTTGGTACTGGTACAGACAATGATGGGGCCGTAACGGACTTTACGCCGATCATCTCGGAATATAAATGGATTGATCCAACCGCAGCCAAAAGCATTTTTGGACAACCACTAACTCAAGATGACATTGGCAAAACAATGGATCAACTCTATCTAGACCGTATCTATGCTTACTTAAAAGAGCAAGGACAAATTGTTATCTAATCATCTAATTATTAGAGATACCGCCTACGGGCGGTTTTTTATTGGAGGTAAGATATGGACGAAATAACACAAATTGATCTAAATCATTATCAAGGTACTGACAAAGATTTTATCTTTGAAATTGTCAATGATGACGAAGAAGAAACTGCCTACAATGGGTTAAGCAATGCATCTTTTGAAATGTGGATTAAGCCGTCCAGAGGCGAAACAATCAAACTATCTACGAGAACAGGCGAAATTGCAGTAAAAGATAATGTGATTGTTGTTAGTATTAGAAATGTGCATACAGCTAACGCTAAATGGGAAATGGCTGATTATGACATATTCACACTAATTGACGATAAGATATCAGCTATTGTAACAGGTACATTTACATTACAACATTCAATTACGAAAGAAATTCCTAAGCGAGTTGATACTAATGAAATGTGAAAAGTTTAAAGTTCGGTTAAAAACAAAACAGACGAAAATTAAAGTTGAATTAAGCAAGAAAGAACAAACTTGTGATGATTTAATTTTACCAAATTTATTATTGATTTATAACCTAGCTAAAGCATAAGGGGCTAAAATGACAGTTAATGCTAAAGATAATTTAGTAGCGTTTGCAAAACAAGTTGGTGCGGATTATAAAGAGTTACGAGAACTAATACAGCGTTTAGGCAATGTACCAACTGATGTTGTTACTTCATCACAACTACAAGCACAGTTGACGCAATTTGAAAATAAATTAAAAGGTGGCGAATTAGCCGAAAATCTTGATACCTTGTTTGAAATTGCACAAAAAATCAACAGTATTGTATCCGACAATGCCGTTGCTCAATCTTTAACTGAAACATTAAACAATATCAAAGACCGTATAACAACTTTAGAAACAAATAACACGTTGGATCTATTGACAATTTATACCAATGCTAAAAACGGAGCGAGTGTGTAATTATGGCGGATAACAGTAGCGGAAATCTTGTTGAGACAATAAAAGCTATTGGCGAAGATATACGCTTATTGAGTACAACCATTATTGGGGTAGGCCGCCCCGATAAACCAGAAACAACGGGCAGTAAAATCAAAGGCAATGAACCTAACGGCTCTGTTTATGAAAGTACGGACGGAGCGAATGTTGGGGCGTGGCAATGGCAGAAGCGTGGTAACGAATGGGTTGTTACCGCAGGCGATACAGGTTTAATCACTTTAAAAACTCAAAATTTAAAAGCAGGTGCGTATGTTAAATTACAACGAATAAACAACATTGTATTCTGTTTTATGGGTGGTTTATCGTGGGGCTTATTTGGCTTTAAAGGTAAAAAAGAGGGTGGATTTATACCTCGCCAAGCAGGACGTATTGATATAGTATCACAAGGTTATATTCCTGTTGGGTTTAGAGCCGTATCATCTCTTAGCTATTCGTTATATGATGACGATACAGGTCGATCCGCTGCAAACTTATATATTGGCGGCCTGCAAGATAGTAATTTTATGAGAATTACGCCATTTCACGAAAACCCTAAAATACGAGGAAATGACGCTATCCCAGATATAGGTGCAGGTAATTTACGGACACCTGCAATTATATGGGTTACGAATGATAAGTGGATTGATAGGGTTTAAGATAACTTTATATATCTAAATTTAAACGCCAACCGCTCGCATTCTAAGTGGTTATTTTAGGGCAACCAGCACAAAAGCACACTGGTTAAAGTGAATAAAGATGAAGTGGTTAAAAAATGAGTTTCGGAAAAAATGGGAGGGTTTCGGAAATG